CCTCATACAACTGCTGGACTTGGGCGATGGTATAACCACTAGCTAGTGAGACGTTTGCTGTGATATTTATCTGTTTTTCCGTTGCACTAGTCACGGTAACCGTAGCTCCAATTGGCCGCTGGTTCTCGATATGGTTGATAACAGCATCCAGCAATTCTAAGTTGGCCGCTCTCTTGTTTCTGTCTACGATTACAACTTTTACTGTCCCTGGACCATCCCAAAGAGGAAATACCTTGGCATCCCCAACACCAGGCACTTCCTTAGCCCATAACTTATAGTGGTGCTTATTACCGCTGGTGGCTGGTAGTCGCCTAGCATCAAGTATCCTTTCTCGGAAAGCATCGTCATCTTCTATATCTGTTCCACCAGTGAAGGGTTCCTGGTTTGTTACTGATGTGACTCCTTCTATTGGTTCAACCATAAGAACTATTGCACCAGCAGGAATATTACCAATCGTCCCGGCTTCTGTACATACTGCACTAACCGTTACCTCGCCTTGTTCATTGATTACTCCACTCTCAGTAGTCTCAAAAATAATAGCAGATAAATTAGCAGATGATTGAGTGGATACTCGTGTTCCCGCCTTTATTAATGTCCCTGGTTGCCCAGTAAACTTTACTTTCCCGGTTGAAGGCGTTGCAGGAAATCTCGTCATACCTCTGACCTGACCGAGGTAGTCTAAATATTGACCATAACTGGTTTGGACAAAGAATATCTGGAGTAAATTTTGTAAAGTGAATTGGACCAATTGAGCTTTTTCAATTGCTCCGGGACGGGTGGCATCCCAGAAAAAACTACCTTCGCTGGTATCTATTCCAGGCGGAGCTTTTTCAAGCATCCTCCGATGTATCGTTTCCTCATCTTCCTTCAAATAATCAGGAATTGGAAGTTCATACGCCACTCAATTTCACCCCCTCAATTCGGACCGCCTCGCCTACGACAGGAATTACGGTAAAACTAACATATAGTTCATTACCTCTCCATTTAAACGAGAAATCTCTTACTGCGTATGTTCTGGGGTCAGCCAGCAAGGCTTCAGTAATCGTTCTTTCTACTTCTGTTTCTACTGCGGCACGAGTAGGTTGCTTCAACGCTTCATCTATTTCCACACCATAGTTCCCGCTATACGCCAAGTAGGCAAAGCGTTCAGTTAAAATCGTTTTCACGCACCACTGCATCCATGCTGTATATCCATCGGCTATCACTACACGTCCAGCACCATCTAGGACAAAATCCCCTTTCTCAAAATCAAACAGATAGCTTTTCGGATATTCCGGCGCAAGCTGGGGTTGTTCTTGTTCAACTATTGGGGGTAGTTCAAAAGTCGGATATAAATTAGGCATTATGAGCTCACCACCTTGCTTATCACGATCGGGTCTGTATGGTCGTTCACCCAAGCTACCAAGACCCGGTCGCCGGGTTTGAGTTCAGGTTTTACCTCTATTTTGACGTTATCAATGACTACCGGTTGAAAGTTGAAGGTCGCATCTCCGGTTACTATCCCGTTCAGGCTGTCCTTTAGCCCATTTTGGTTGCCATCAAGGCTAAAAGCAGGCAATATAAGTTTTGCCGTCCACTCTGAAATCAGGTATTCCCCCTGTGGTATTGACACGGTAAATCGGTCTATCTTTAGGCTCATGTCAGATTGAATTGTACCCAACTCCAGCGCATCAGGTCTAGCAGTTTGGCTGCTTATCCTTTCGGCTATCACTTGTGCCAGCTTACTTGTGCCACTATTCAACGTCCTCCACCTCCATCACCATGATTCGGTTAGTCGCATCATGGACAACTCCGGAGACGATATAGTAACCTATCAACGTACCAGCAGCTATATATACCTTGTCTCCTTTGCGGAGGAACGGCAAATCTGGGGCCTGCACTTTCCGCTGCTTCCTTGGCCGGCCTCGCTCTTTCAGTATGTCCTGCGCGGCGGCCTTAGCATCCGCTGCATTGTCAAACTGACGTTGATAGACCACTTCCTGAAGCGTCCCGAATTCAGTCCGACCGTCTAGTTGAGCCACCACCGGGGCTTTGCCTTCACTGTCTTCAGCGCCAATGATTTTCACTCGGGTGACAAGGTCTTCAATATCCTGCCGATCCTGGATGCTATCTACGTTTTCATCATGCGTGAAACGATAAACCGGATTGTTTTGTCCTGATCTAATCACATCAATTTTGCCCTGCTTGCTTCGTACAATCCATTTTATACTACCCTTTGCTTTCGCTTCTTTTAGGACTGAGTTAATCATATCGGCCAGCGTTTCTCCCCGAAAAACTTGCTTGCCCAGCGCAATATTCGGGCCTTGTACGTCTCCCAAAGGTATTCCCCACGCTTTGGCAATGTCCTGGATAATAGCCTTTGCAGTTTGACCAGCTTTATAAAAGCGGTCATCTTTGCTTTTCATCAAGTAGATGAGATGGTCATAAGCAGTAATCGTAAAATGCCCCAATGGATCTGTCCGGTAGTCCCAGACAAAAACGGTACCCCGGAAAATCTCCTGCTGACCGCTGCCCCAATCGGCATAAAGAAATATCTGACCACCCAGTGGTATGAGTTGATGAAGCCATTTTCCGTTCGGCATCTGAATATTCTGCAATTCTGCCTCCAGTCGTACTGCAAGCTCACCGTCATTTTCTTCCCAAGACAAACTCCTCAAAAAGGGCTGCAAATCTAAGCGCTGACCATCAGGATGAAACAGTACTAATGAGTAATCGAGTTTTGAGACATCAATCATACCTGCCACCACCTTATGCTATCCGCAAAACTTGTCCAGGGAAAATCAGGTTAGGGTCCTTGCCTATCACATTAGTATTGTTGTTGTAAATTTCCCTCCAACGCCCGCCATCCCCCAAGGTTTTTTTGGCGATTGCCCAAAGTGTGTCCCCAGGTTTGACGATGTATGTTTTTGGTGCTGGAGGTACCGGTCTGGTCTGCTGGACACCAACCGTAACAACCGGCGCTGTTTCTCCTTCGGTCCTAATAATCAGTTCTCTGGCCTCTACAAACCGAAGTGAATACCAACAATCCCCATGTCCACCTCGCCATTCATGTTGAAAGCTACCATCCCCGTCAAAATAAACATCATGGTTGATAGGGGTTTCTGTAACCAATAGTCTTAACTTAGTTCCTTCATTTCTCCATAAAGACAAAATACCCGCAAGTTCTTTGGGTGAACGCCAACTTTTCACCATCGGGTCGTTTCTACGTGCTTCTCCCGGGAAAAAGCCTTCAAAGGAAAAACGAGTAGGTACACGGCCACGAGGTAGAGATATTTCACCCGAGCTTATAACGTCAAAGGTTAATATTCTATTACCAGTGTTGCAGGTTATTCTTTCCGGATTCACCGGAAAATGAATACGGCTCCCGTCAGGAGCCGTGAGGTAGAAGTCCACATGATCACCTTCTTTTCTTTCAGGCATTTTATCCTTTAATCAGGTTATTTCGTCATGTTTTGAAATATCTCACGCAAGTTATTTGCTATTGCGTCCGCAATCTTATCAACTGCACCGTCTATGTCTTCTCGGTTCTCAATTACCACCTGTCTTACTAGACCTGTTAAGTCAAAATTGAGATTAATGGTAGCAGGTCCTGGTATGGCAAGAGAAGGAGTAAAACTAACTGGGATTTTCTGTTCCCGATTCTGCGTCAAAGCTCCAGCAAAACCCCCCTCTGCGTATGGTCTTACCCCAAGCCTCCTGCCGGTTTCTAGCCGCAGGTCCATAGCCCTAGTCCTCATTCGTGCCGATAAGGGTATAATCGCTTCCGGTCCTGCTTCAGCTACCAGTGCCGTATGCGGCCTGGAGTAAATACCGCCTATCGCTCGTTTTGGAATTGCCCTAAGTTCTATGCCCGGGAATAAAGGCTCTCCTGCTGGAGTAACGGCCCTACGTTCCCCAAACATTTGCTCTGCCGGCGCTGGTATAGCAGCACTAACCCCAGGCCTTCTACCAGCTTTTTCCCAAAGGCTCGACGCCCGGCTCCTCATACCAACAGACAGCGGAATGATCGCCTCCGGGCCAGCTTCGGTAACCATGTCCAAGTAAGGATGGGTTAAAATACCGTCAACAGTAGGAGCAATAGCAGTAGTCGTTCGCCCTGCTTCCTTGCCAGCTTTGCTGAAAAGTGTGCTGCTTAATGTCTCCTTTGTATTCTCCCAAACTGTCTTCATTTT